GAGTCTTTCGATGTACTTGTAAAATTTAACTTCGTCTCGTGTAATTTCTGCGGATCGACCCATGTTAAATCCATTGTCTGCCATCATTCGGGTGATGGGTACATTGAGCGCAGTATAAACTTTCTTAAGTAAGTATTCTACATCCTCCATTTGACCAAGGTTCTGTCCACCGGGGAGAGTACTAATTTCAGTTCCTCTTCCACCCTCTCGTCGTGGGAGATAGTAGTCTTCGAGCATTGACATATGATCTCTACTATCGTTTACTTGACCAGTTCCCTGATCGTAGATCATCTTGGTTCGATATCTCTGCATGACTTCACGGAGATATTGTTCGGCTTTTTGCTTGGGTAGGTTACCCACGTCAATATAGAAAACTCTTCGTTCTGGTGCTCTGGAAACACGATAAACAACTACAGCGTCTTCGATCTGCCTGAGCATGTTTACTGGACGAATTGCTTTCTGTAGATATCCAACAACTCTCTTTGAGTTCGCATCAACAAGTCCTGAATTTGCATATGCAATAGAATCTTTGGTGATGTTTAGTCCTGCATTTGATGTTGGGTATATTGAGTCTTTTTCGGTATTAGTATAAACATAGTACTCTTCTATATTTTTTACTGTAGATATTTGTTTGCCTGATGTGGTCTTGTCACGAACAACTTTTCTGATTTTTTTAATTTTAGTTGGATCAATTGGTCGAAGTTCTTGGATACCTTTGATTGGGTCCGTTTCATCGATTATAATCTGATAGTAGAGTTTAGAATCAACATACCATCGTCTAAAAATTTCATATGCTTTTTTATGGAAATCCATGAGTCGGAGAACATAGTCGAACTCTGTCTGCATTTTGTTTTTGATTGCTTCAGATAGTTTTACACTACCAAGTCCAACTTTTACAGGCTTTCTATCACTACCCATTACAATCGCTTCGTTACATATGTCCTCGATTGCATTGTCAACTTCAGGGAAAAGGGCTAATCCACGGTATCTTTGGATAAGTGCGTTTTCATCCCGGACAGCTCCGGTAAAATCAACATATGTCCCCATGATTCCGCCGGTTTCAAACGAGTATGAACCATCATATTCATCCGGAGAAATTGCAGATGCAGAAACAGTAGCCGGCTCGGTTGCGATACCTTCACTTTCCTTTGTTGTTCTTCCAATTGTGAAACCTAATAGATTAATAGCCATTTATTCTCCATACTATATTAATAGTTGATACCCTTAACTAAGTTATACTGGTATTCAACTGTGACTGTGAATTCCACTAAAGTATCTATGGAGTTTGAATCCATAGAAATTGGACCAACAATTGTTGGCCAACAATTAATCAATTTCACCTCTTTTACCACGTCGTTTGCATTCTTAGGGCCTATCTGTCGTATTG